CTTAGTGGATGGTGAGTTTGCACTCATGCTCTTCAGGTTCAACATCGATTCCAGCGAAAAAGCTGTTAGACATATTCTATTAGCCTTTGAAGGTTATGGCACTGCTGCTTCTGGAAACGGCGTAATCATTAAGGTTTGGAATCACGTGGCTCAGACTTGGCAGAATGCCCAAAGCGGAAACGGTAGCGCAGATGAGACAATTAGTGTTTCGCTTTCTTCTGGGTTGACTGATTACGTTGACGATGATGGTTGTGTTTGGCTTCTTGCCAGAACCGTTTATGCAAGCGACGGCGTGTCTCCGGCAATTCTCTACTGTGACTATGCAAAGTGTGTGATAATGGTTAATGGCATAACATACCTGGACATGGTGAGTTTTCGTGACATAGATCGCGTGGATGTTAAACCCTTCATTTTCAGAACTGAATTCACTCTAAAATCATGGTCCTTCGAGGACGTTGGAGCGTGAAAATAGAAAATGGTTAGCACGTATGGAGCACATGAAAGCCGAATCTACTATGTGGAAGAATCAGCGTATGGACAGACACCCACGAACCCTTCGATGCTGAGTGTCCCCGCAGAGAGCGCAGAGCCATCCATAAACCCGAACAACATTAGGGTCAGAGGCGTCGGCTCCGTTGATCTTCAAGCGATAAAGCGTGGCTTTAGAGAGCCGAATCTCAAGATTGTTTATCCTCTGCCGAGCGATGCACCCATAAATCTTCTGCAGTACGCAAAGGTCGAGTTGGACAAGTCATTGACTATTCAGCTGCTCTATTACAAGGGCGCCTTTGCCTCAGCAACAGACATAATATCTCTTCTGCACAAGGGCTGCAAGTTCCACAAGGTCACGGTTGAGTGCAGCATAGAGGATGTTGTTAAGGCAACAGCGGAATTGATCGCGCAGGACGTTGCCGTTGACGCATCAAAAATCTCCGGAGCCACATACTCGGAATACGCTGGAGCTGTAGCCTTCAACGAGAGCTACGTTAAGAAGGGCACAGCGGTGCTTGAGCGTGTGACAGACTGGAAGTTCACGATTGAGAACAATCTTAAGCAAGTGCCTGTCATTCGCAATTCAAGCGGCTATTTGCTGAAGTATCTGCCTTACAGACACAGAAGCTTGACTGGCGATGCAACCTTCGAGTTTGAGAGCAAGGAAGAGTTTGACGATGTCATAAACGATTCAGAGTTCTCTCTCACCTTCGGTCTTGGCGGAAGCAACAGCGCCGTCTTCAGCAACTGCAAGTGGGATAGCCTATCAACGCCTACACGAATCGAGGACTTGGTTTCCTGCAAAGCGAGTTTCGTGGCTAAAGGATTAACCATAAGCTAAGGAGACGAGTGATGATGCGAACAGAAGTTTTGGAGATTGATGAACGCTTCGGCAAGGAGTATGCTGGGCGTTATGTTTTTCAGGAGATAAGCTGGGCAAAACGCAGTCGTATAATTCAGAAACACACGAAGTATAATTCGTTAACTGGTCAGATTGTCAGCAGCGACTTCATAGCTATTCAAGCGGAAACTATAATTGCGAGCTTGAGGGAGCAGCCTTCGCATAAGCCTGTAACCTTGGAGAAGCTGTTGAGTGATGATGCTGGCGTTTCGGTTGAGCTTGGCGAATTATTCAGTCAGATCGTGAACAGGCTTAACAGCATCAGTCTTGAGGAGCAGCGTTTTTTATCCGTGCAATCCGAAGGCAGAAGCCAAACCCTGCACTCACAGACTTCCGCCTCTGCAAAGAATTCGGCTGGACACCCAGACAGCTCGCAGAGCAGTCTGCCAAAACCGTCCAGCAGTTCGTCATGATTCTTAACGAGATGGATAGGCAATCGGAGGAAGAAAAGGCAAAGATGGAGCGTGAGACTAAATGGCGGTTGAAGTAGCGTGCGATGTTGAAGGAGTTGGCGAGTTTCAAGCTGCGATGCAGCAGTTTGACAGCAGAATGCAATCGCATGTGCAGAGGCAATTGACAATCTGGGCTGAAGACGTTAAAGCTCTCGCTAAACAGCTTGCTCCTGTTAGAACTGGTCGCTTGAGCGGTTCAATATATGCGAAGATTCAGGAGTGGGTTGCCGAGATAGGCGCAGAAGCCACCTACGCTCTGTTTGTCGAGTTTGGAACGCGCCACATGCGAGCAAGACCCTATCTCTATCCGGCGCTTCAAGAGCATCTGCCGAGGCTTGAGCAGATCATTTGTGAGGCTATTGACTCGGCTAAGGCGGAGGCTGGTTTTCAGTGAGCTTTAGAGAGATAGCCATCACGATAAGAGCCGTGAATCGTGCAAGCACCGAATTTGCCAGAGTTCAGTCTGATGCCGAAGCCTTAAGTTTACGCATCAAAAGCCTCGGTGCCGTCATGGCCGGTTTAGGAGCAACAGGCACCGCTATTGGACACATAGCTCATGAGTTTGGCTTACTCAACGACGAGCAGGCTCGCGTTTTCAACTCTGCCACGATGGTTGTAACGGTTATGGGTATATTCATGCGGACAAGCTGGGGCGTAGCTATAGCTCAGAAGGTTTATGCAGCGGCTTGCTGGATTGCAACCGCAGCGCAGAACGCTCTAAACATAAGCTACTCAACATTTCTAGCTTTGACTGGCGTTGGCATAGCTGTTATCATCGCTGCAGCCGCTGCCATGTGGTATTTTGCGAGTCAGATGAATGCTGCCACAAGCGCCGTTCAAGGATTTAATGATGCTGTAGGTGAGATGCCTGAGTGTAGCCAAAGCATTCGCAGATCAGGCGAAGAAGAATTGTACAGGCGTGGTGTTGAAGGGTGAGCGTGGAAATTCCGAAGATGTCTGTCACTTTCGGCACTGTTGTTCCGCCTCAAGGCGATGTTATTGACGTTCGTGTTCACCTAGGAGCAACAAAGGAAGTGAACAGTTTTGAGGTTTTGCTCCAGAACTGGGACAAGAAGTACAGTCCAAGCGGAACATCTCCGGTAAACGTTGGCATGGACGGGCATATAGACATTGGACGAGGCACAAATGTTCCACAAATAATAACGTGCCACGCTGAGAGCATAAGGTATGAGTCTACGCCGACCGAGAATTACGTTCGTGTTTCTGGACGCTGTTGGGGTGAGAGGCTTTTCCGCAGAGTAGTCACGAAAATCTATGAGAACCAGAAGGGTGAGGCAATCGTTAAGGATTTACTTGACAATTATGCGGGCCTGAGCCATGTTAGAGGCGATACTGAGCTTGTGGAAGACACGGATACGACATACACAAAACTGGAATACAGTGACACGCCAGTGTTCGATATTCTCAAGCACATTGCGGAAAGTGCAGACAAAAACGGCTTCATAGGCTTCGACTTCCGTGTTGCTCCTGATGCCAAATTAGAGTTTTTCCCAAGCAACAGCAAGACTTCACCTATAAGCCTCAGCGAGAAGATTGAGACAAGCGACTATCAGATGGACATTACTCGAGTGAGAAACAGAATGACAGCTTACGGTGTTGCTGACAAGAGCATTCCCCTTGATAAGGATGCTTAGACTGAAAGCCTAACGCCTATAGATGGCTCTTGGACCGTTGAAGACAGCAATAACACAATCAGCATTGATGGAACAAGCAAGGTTAAGGGCTCCTACAGCATAAAAACCGTCACAGGAACAGCTGAATATGCCATTCCAATTTTCACGTTAAACGCCGGAAAAGAAGCAAACGCGGATCTCTATCCAACCCTAAGCCTCAAAGTCAGATTAGTCGATGTAAACAATAAAACTGCTGACAAATACTTGGACATTGACAAAGACCAGAAATGGCATAAGATAAATCTGAAAGTGGGTGTAGCAAACGCCCCAGAATGGAGCGGAGTGGAATCCGGCTTCGACTGGACGCAGATCAAGAAGCTAAAGTTTTATGGGCAATATTCTGGCGGCACACCAGACACGCGTGCCATGTGGATTGACTTCCTTTTCTTCGGAGGATGCAGATACAGCAGCACTCAGGAAGACTTGGCAAGCCAGAGCAATTATGGCTTAAGAGAGCTCGTTGAAGTTGATGAGGAGCTTTATAGCGATAATGAATGCCAATTAAGAGCCAAAGCAAAACTAGCCCATCTAAAAGACCCTGCGGAATACCTCACTATCAAAAGCACCGTCATAGACTATGGCGCGGCACCCGTTTTGCCCGGCGATAAGATTCACGTGGCACTGCCAAACGAGAATATTGACGCTGACTTCCGCATTCTGAGCATCGAATACCACGTAGACGCAAAAACGCAGACACTCGAATTAACTCTAGAGCTTGGACACGAAATGCCACTGCTTGCTGACTATCTATACGCTTTACGGAGTAAGACGAGTCACCTAAGCAGATACAAAATCGCGAGGATAAGCTGATGAGTAACACCGTTTCTTATGGACGATACGAGGAAGCCTTCAAGGCTATTCACAGCGCCTTATACGACCTTATGGCTCCGCCACCTGGAAACAGAATCACAAAACTAGAATTCGCATGGAACTCTGGCGGAACATTAGCAACCTTAAAAGCATATGAAAGCGCAACACTTCTCTTTACGATTTCTTTTTCTTGGAACGCAGACGGTACATTAAGGGAGGTTACTCGCCTAGATGCCTGACAAAGCCCTTGTTATCCGTGATGATAAAGGAAAATTCAAAGACATAGGCGATGTTTTAGCCGTGGCACGGTCTGAAGGCAAGAGACTCTTTAAAACCAAGGAGAACATTTCGGTTGTGCGGTTATTCTTTGATGTTGAGGTTGGCTGGATAGCGGTTGTACGCTGTTCCTCTATAATCGCGGGCTGTTCAAGTACGCTGGTTGTAAGCGAAGGAGAAAAAACTGGAAAATGAGTCTAAACGAGAATTCTAAACTAACTACTATCGTGGGCATGAAGAGGCGCATAGAAATCTGGCACAAAGGTGAATTGATAGATGTTGATGAAAAGTCCATTGATTTCGATGATCTTGTTGTCGATGCAGGCTTAAACGCCCTGTGCGGACAGGCCTTTGACGGCAGCGGAAGCAGACCAGCAGTTTTCAATTACGTAGCTATTGGGACTAGTGGCACAGCTCCTGGAAATAGTGACACTGCGTTAGGTGCTGAAGTGATGCGCGTCCAGGGCACATACTCTAAGGATGTAAGCACGGGCGAATGCAGTATGGATGCAACATTCAACATAACGGCAACATATGCCCTGCAAGAGTGTGGACTGTTCAATGGTAGCTCTGGCGGGACGATGTATTGCAGAGACACTTACACGACAAAGAATGTTCTGAGCGGTGACACTGTCAAAGTGTATTATACGCCTAAGTTCCAGAGACCAGCATAGACGGCGATTCTACTCTCCATTTTTTATGGATAAGAGGGTTTTGGTATGGATTGGCTTGGCAGTTGGCTGTGTTGCGAATTTAGTGGAGGCTTCAAATGACTGTTGAAGATTTTACGACTTACACAAAAGTCGACGCTAATAACCACATAGGCTTGGTCGGAACCAATCATGTTGATTTTCAGGATTACCGAAACGAGGATGCATATCTTTACAAGGATAAGGGTACTGAGCATTTCACGGATTTCACTCATCTGCTTGATGGACGAATCAATTCACACAGCGGCAACAATCTGGCCTACATCTGGATGCTCTCTAACGATGTAGATGATGTTAAGGGGTTAAGTGACGCTCACAAAAACTTCATTATAGTCCGCTTCTACTATTATAGTGGCTTTTACTTCTCTATAGAAGAGTTTTACTGGGATGGCTCTACAGAACAAGAGTACAATGCATATCACAGCGCAACCGCTGGCACATGGTACTATCTCAAAATTATAAAATCTGGCACATCCTTAAAGGCTGAAGCTTACAGCGATGCTGCAAGGACAAACAAGCTGTGGGAGTGCAGTCTCACACTCCATGATAGCGGAAGCAAGCGCTACATCTTTGTCTGCAACACCTGGAACAGTGGAAGTGCGTACTATGGTGATGAGGACATTGAAAATCTGGATCTACAGGAAGGTGGCGGTCAAACTTACAATGTTTATGTGGACGCGATTTCGCAGACTCTTTCTTTTCCAGCCCATCAAACAGGTTATAGCATTGCAAGAGATGCCTCTGTGAGCTCACAGGTGGACAAGACGCCTGAAACAACATTCAACATAAGCCAAGATGCCATAACACAGGCTCTGGCATCAGCCATCATTGAAGTTGTGGCTGGCATGATTGAGATCTTTAAAGATGCAATAGCATCCGCGCAGGCAGTGTTCAATTGTGAGTCTACTTTCAACATATGCAATGATGCCGTGATCGTCGCTGTTTCTCTGCCGCTTATTGAATCTGTGTTTGGCATTAGTTCTGATGCGGTTGTGAGGGTGCTTGCGGAGGTTAGTGTTGCGAAGGAAGGCGAGGTGAAGGTTACTAGGCTGTTTTTGGTTTTGGGAGACTTAGCTGTTCAGCTTACTGGAGACTAGAGCGTTTATGGGCAGGGTTGCTAGGCGGACGGTTGTTGAGGTTCGTGAGGATCTGCACCATGCTTTGCGGAAGTTGGCTTTGTTGAATGATCTGCGGATCTACGAGCTTGTGAATGCTGTGATTGAGGAGGCTTTACGTGATGAGGAGCGTGTCAAGG